TCCAAGGACGCATACCCAGACGGTAGGAGAGTTCCCACTCACGACCCATATAAGCATAGATGCCGATGAGGAAGTGGAAGATCACCAGTTGGAAAGGTCCACCGTTGTATAGCCACTCATCCAGAGAGGCAGCTTCCCAGATGGGATAGAAGTGAAGTCCAATCGCGTTGGAAGACGGAATCACAGCACCAGAGATGATGTTGTTACCGTACAGAAGAGAACCAGCGACTGGTTCACGGATACCATCGATGTCCACGGGAGGAGCAGCGATAAATGCAACGATGAAGCAAATTGTTGCGGCAAGCAGAGTAGGAATCATCAGAACGCCGAACCAACCCACATAGAGACGGTTTTCGGTGCTGGTGATCCAACTGCAGAATTGATCCCAAGTATTCAGTTGTCTTTGTTGTGCAATAGTAGCAGTCATTTGTTTGAAAAGTTAGTAAGACCATCAGGGAAATGGTGGTTCGTACTATGCTCCCCCCACCCTCAAGGGGGATATGAGAGACGTTCTTAGACACCCATAGGTCTCGGTTAGCGGGTGTGTACAATGTTAGGAAATCCTTAAATCCCTTTACATTTGTTTACCTATTTATCATACTACAATTTTGTCGCCATGGCAAGTCAGATAAAAACCTTCTCGTCCCTTACCAGTTCAACGTAATCTAAATGATGCATAGTCTCAGCTTCTCGTTCTCTCAAAAGAAAAGGAACTTCTGTAGTGTAAGTTTCCCAAGAAACGTTTCTTCCGGCCAATGTCTGTTGGAAAATGTAGGGAGGCAATCCATAATAATCCCAGTACTCTTTACTATGGAGATGCGAATAGATGTCATCATAGTGATCAGATTCCAGTGATGTATAATCTCTCCAAAATTTAGTATCTCTTCTATGACAATTTTTATACTGAGCAAATACAAAAGAAGACCAGAATTCATAAAATACGGATACCTTTCTATTCTGTCTTTTTATAATACTATTCCATTCATGATTTGGATTATGAACTCCATTCATAATGTGTTTTCTATTAGGATACTCATCCAAATATTCCAAAAGATCCAATATGTTCATAGAAGTAACTGATAATCCTGGTGCATCCAAAGGTTCCATAAATCCATTTGCCATACCAATGGTAATACTATTGGGTTTAAGAGTGTGAGCACTATACCTAGGAATAAAATCAACTACATTAGGCACAATACTAGGATCTCCAATATCATTCACAAATTCTTTGATGGCATCTTCATCAGAAATGTACTTTGTACTAAAGACATACCCAGTACCAATCCTAGAATAAGTTGGTGTTATCCACCTCCACCCACAGTTCATTGTCTTTGCAACTGTATATGGGTGGAATTGTTTTTTCTTATCGGAAAACTCTAGTGGATAAAAAAGAGCTCTGTCCGTTAATAGTCTATCTGATAATGAAATGTATTTTTCCTTAAATACTTTCTCATTAATATCAGAACCACCAGTAGAATTAATGTAAAAATCTGCGGTTAATTCTACACCAGATTCTAAAATTACTTTGGATATGACTTCAATATTATTTTCTATTTTAAACTGACAGTCAACAACAGTATCGACAATAAAATTTATCTTTGAATTTTTTTTATGAAGGTTGGTAATGTAAGAGATATATTTTCCAGCATCAAAGTGCCAGGAGGTTGGATAATCCGTATCCTGATACAATTTTCTATCTAATACGACATGATGTTTTTCTGCATATTCAAACATCTTCTTAGCACAGATGTCATGAACATGAATATTTTTTGGCAAATTACCAAGAATTAAATTGTAGTCCCACAAACTTATTCCATTGGTTTCTGTTTGCCATCTAGATTTGAAATAATTTATCCATCCCTTTCCAAGATTCCAATTCTCATAATACACACCATATTTGAGAGCCCCATCAATCTCCCTTACCATTTCGGAGTAATCTTCTACAAAAATTCTATTTGTTTCTTCAAAATTTAATGTAGTAGACTCCCCTACTCCTATAGTAGGTATTCGTGACGATCCAATCAGAGTTACCTTTGTTACATATTCTCTGGATGCAAACACTCCTGCGGCCATTAGTCCCGCAGTTCCTGTTCCTATAATGCATATATGCATAAAAAAAGAGGGGAGTTTACCCCTCTATCTATATCACCACACACCAGGAATAATCTGGCCAGTAGTGAGATAAGTGCCAACAGCAATGACGAAACCGAGCATTGCCAGGCGAGCGTTGAGGATTTCTGCCTCAGGGGTGAATCCGAATTTCATTTTGTTTCTCCTTGATAGGGGTGTTGTTGTTTGAGTTCAGGATTAGGTTGGGAGAAAACCATAGGACTTCTGGTTTTATTTTTGATGACAATAAAGGCATCGTTCTGATACGTTACAGTTCCAAATGGTTTTGCCCACTTAGCATTAGCGTCTGGATGAGTTGCGGTTCCTGTTGCCGATGCGCCAGCGATTTCTACAGAGAGTTCATCGTCAGCGTCCCATCCAAGTTTTTGAAGAGCAAGGGCAAATTGTCCAAGCATATCGGAGGTGCGAGTGGGTCTGGGGGACATCACTCTTTCCTCTGGTTCAAGATTTCCAATCATCAGTAATCATCTCCATACTTTAGTCCAGATTCGGCATTCATTAATTCTACCGTAGTCTGGTATCCATTTGCGACGGTGAGGTCATGGGTTTTTCCAATGTCATACACTGCTGCAACGTCGTAGACGGGCGCGGTAATCCAAGAAAATCCCTTGCCGAATGTATTATCAGGATTGACGACGTACCAATGACAAGCAGTGTCAGGTACGGCAACCGAACATTTTTTCCAATCATTATCCCATTGTGGTACTTGGACAAATTGTAACACAGCAAATAAAAGTGCAAAAATGTGTGTCATGGTAGTTCTTAAAATTTTTTATTGTGAATCCCAGCCCCAGACATCCACCCATCTTGGAAGTTTTCAGAACCCCCAAGAGAAGGAAGTGGATTTAAAGAGATCGTAGTTGCAACATTTTTAGTTGCAATTTCATAGATAATTTGATGAATATTTTCTGGTTCCCTAGATTTGGGTTCGAAAAATTCTGCCAAAATTTGATTATCTAATTCTGCTTGTTGTCTTGCTTTTTTAAAAGCAAAAGATTTTTCTGTTTCTGGAGCAGGACCAAACCAAGGATCATCCTTTAACATTTCTGGAGCAGGAATTCCAATGTAAGTAAGTACCATCAATAAGTCTCGCAAACCTTTTCTACTGATGCTGTCAACAAAACGAAGAAAGCAATACTAGTAATTGTAAAGATAATTTGTGCCATTGTCAATCACTTATCAGAAGATTCCGAAGAAGAACTTGTCAGTGAGAGCATAAGAAATGAACCCAGCAATAATGCCGACCATAGCCCAGCGTCCATTAACTTTCTCCTTTACTTGATTGGGGGAATCCATACCGTAGTTTTCGTAGTACATAGTAGGCTCAGTCGCCCACATGTTTTGTTGACCACGCTCATTTGTTGTTACAGTCATTGTAGTTTTATTACAGATTGTTACGTAATTATATAGGAAAAGTAAAGGCATGTCAAGCGTCTATGTTAGAGAACTCTAACTCAGTAGTTGTATTCTTGTATTTTATCTAACACTTTATTCAGATAATAGTGGGCCAACCATTTTGGATCGTGTCCTTCAGATTTATTCATCCACTGATTATCTAAGTCCAATTTAAGTTTGAGAACTTCATATTTTATAGCTTCTTTAGTCAGTTGACCTCTAGGCATAATGAGTAATTTAATCTTCTATTATCTATGATTCATCATAGGAATACCACCCAGTTGCTAGGTACTTTGATGTGGTTTCACTGACTTGACTTTTGTGAGTGTGTGTCCAATAAGCAGGCCATATCACAATTCTTCCGGCTTTTGCTTCACATGTAAAATTTTGCTCCATAAACATCGTCCCACCATCAGGAACATCATTCAAATATATCATCCACACCAACACTCTTTTTGAACTGCGGCCCTCGGGGGAACTATTTTCGCAGTGCCATATTTTAAATCCGCCGCCAGGGAGATATTTTTGTATATTATAGCTGTGAAAAACAGACCATCTACACGTCAACAGGTCAATTGATGGATGAATTTTTTTATATTCTTTAGTATGTTCTTCAAGAACGTCAAGTATAATTTCATCTACAGCATCCTTGTCTTCAAACTTTTTATACCAATCAAAGGAATCTTTTGCTTCGGGGGAATACCCGATTGTCGTAATTCCTCTATACTGCTTTTTTTTATTAATTTCAAAAAATTTTATGCATCTCTCACAGTTAAGTTGAGACATTGCATTATCTCTAATATAGATGAACTCCATTTAATCTCAAATGATCTTTAATATCTAGGTACTAAAAAAGGGGTTGTTTGTCAACCCCCATCTATTATCTTATGAGTGAGTTATCAGAAGGAATACTTCACACCTGCTTTCACATTACTGGTCAGTTTATCACCAGTCAGGAAGTAGTATTCACCGTAGACGCTAACACGTTCTGCAGCAGCAACGGTAGCACCAACCTTACCAGACACTTTAGTCTTTGCACTACCACCATCGGGAGTGAGCAGAGCAGGACCAACTTGAGCATAACCACTAACGGTATCGCTCAGAGCAAAATCATAACCAACGTGTGCTTCGGTGACTGTGCCAGTGTAGTTAGAGCCAGTAAGACCAGCATTAGCTTCTACATTTACATAAGGGCCAGCGAACGCAGCGGTGGCAAGGAAAGGTGCAGCTGCAACAGCTGCGATTGCGGATTTAAACATAATTGTACCTCTAAGTTTCTCGCAGAGTTTTACCTGCGGATGTAAGGAGTTTCGACAAACTCCGTGTTCAGTGAGTCAACGAGTAATTGAGGTATCATCACTTGAATGTATTTATTGTAACATATTACTATGATTATGTCAACTAAAATTTTGTTAAGATTTAATCAACAGAAGGAGGTGGATCACCACCAGCAATTCTACCAAGATACGGATCATATTCCATTAATCGTTCAATTGTAAGGTCCGATCCACGAGTTTCCCAAAGTTCTCTAAGTCCATCATGACTTCCCCTATGGAAAATCTCAATATGTTCTGGATGAATAGAAGACCCAAGTTCAATCTTGTAAAGGAAAATCGGACACGCATAGGATACGCCAGAATTATAAATCAGATCATCCGCGACTGGTCGGGGTCTAACGCCATTATCAAGACGATATCTATCTTCACCTTTCACATGAAGATCTAAAAGTTTTTTCGCATGATGTCTAGTAATTACATAACATGCTGTAGAAAAATCATTGACGAATCTACGATGAATGGTTACATGAAGTTCGCCTGGACAGATGATTGCGGTCTGAACAATATCCCAATCATATGGAACATTGGCCATAAATTGCCTCCAAGTAAATGTCCAACATTTAGCAATATTAATATCACAATCATCTTCCATAATAATTGCATATGGGTCATCTGTATTTTCATAAAAATGTTTGATAGCCTTGAGGTGCGAAGTTACGCATCCAATTTCTCCTGACAAAACACCTTCTGGATACCTTCCAACGATGATATCACTTAAATCATCATTCCTACCATCATATGCAGAGATCCTAGTATAATTTTCAATTTCCCAATATTTTAATTGTTCCTCCACCCACTCCCATCTTTCTGGTTGGCCATCAAGATTGATAACATAGAGAGGACCAAATCCTTTTAACTTGTACGCAGATTTATTCTTATCCATTAGACTACAATCCAACCATTACAATACAAATCTTTAGTTTTTTTATCAGCGTAGTCGGGCCCAAACCATACCTTAGGAGCAACAACAGGTCCCCTTCTATTCTGAAGCCAAGCCCCCCACCAAGAGAGGGAACTGTTGGCAATAATTGCACCAGAACAAAGGCTCATGATACAAAGATCAACAAATGGTTCATAAGATCCATCTGAATACTTATCAGTAGGTTCTGAGATGAGGAATCTATCATTAGAGAACAATTCCTGTTCTTGAACCCACTCGGGAGAGTCAGAACAAACCACGACTGGTTGATCCTGGGGGAAATGTTTTAGAGCTTCTTCGTAATATTCAAGAGATAATGGTGGATGTTGTGACGAACACTGAGTATAGGACCATTTAAATCCTCTAGAATCAACAAGATTCGGATCACCACGGCGAACATGAAGAAACAATGGAACCGTATCGAGAGAATCAATCATCTCTTTACATGGTTCTAAAATAGAATTATGGAAAGTAAAATCACTACGAATTTCTTGTTCAATATTCAAAAAGTATTTTTCGCTTTGAAAGAATCCGAACAAACTAACATCATTCGGACACATACGATGAAGTTCCTCATCAAAATGGAAATGTTTTTCCATTACAACTGGGGCATGTCCGTTATCAAGAACAAATTGATTACTAGCTTTAACAGACTCAAGGGTAAATGCCCTACTCAAACTGTAATTATCAACTCGTCTAATGTCAAAGGGTGGAATACAAAATTCATATCCACGCATTGCAGCAATACCTCTTACTGCTGCATACTGGAACATCTGGTTACCTAATCGGCCCAGATTTCCCATCTCATTAAAGGCTAACATCTAATTCTTCCCCTCTTTTTTTCAAATAATCTAATTTAGAATAATATGCGGCAAGAGTATCTCTATCCTGTTTACGAATCCAATTCCATAGAGCATCATTATCTCTAAACTTTGGATTATGATAATGCGAATTAAATGTTCTTCCGTGTTCAAAGTGATAGATATCATCAAGAACTCGACCCACCTTAAAACCAAAAAGATTCAATCGGTAATAAAATTCACAGTCTTCGGCTCCCCATGAGATAAATTCTTCATTCCACATGCCACAAGAAACTTCTGCGGCCTTTGTAATCATTTGTCCCCACCCAATAGAGGATGGTATCCTTACACAACTAGATTTAATAGTATCAAAATCAAAGTTTTTGCCATCGTGAGATGATAAAAATTTGTTCATCAGGTCATCAGAATATGTAACGGCCCATTGATAGATACCACATCCAAAAGGATATACTGCATCAGATCCCTCTCCAGTAATGGCATGATATGCCATTTTATAACTATCCAAAGGAAGTACAACATCAACATCATGATTATATACGATATTGGTTTCGGAAGCAACCAATAAATCATTCAAAATTTTAGTCTTATGGAAAAACTGTTCTGAATTTTGTTCAAAAATATGTCTAAGTTGTGAGGTATCTCCGACATATTTTTTTATTTGAGGTAAAGCATATTCATCAAAGACTGATTTTTTATCAACTTCTTTGAGAATTACTTTAGACTCGGGAAAATTTTTGAGAAGGTAACTAGTAGAAGTAATTACATTTCGAAGTCTATCGTCTGTTTCGATTCTACAGGGTAATAAAAAAGTTAAGTCGTTCATTCTTCTAATTGCACTGGAGATGGATCATTATAAATTTTGGTCCACCTTTCGGGGATCATATCTTTCATATCATAATGAGAATATGCAGAACCAAACCAAGGATCTGGCGCAACAATCTCATACGTTGGATTATCAATCAACCAGGCTCCCCACCAAGAAAGAGAACTATTAGCAATGATTCCACCACCACAAAGAGACATTAAACACAAGTCAATATAAGGAACTGATGCGCCATCTCCGAAAGTTTCATACGATGAATCTGAGAAATGAAAGTTTTCTCCCTGTAACCAAGATTGTTTTTTGCACCAACCAATAAGATCAGACACTACAATAACATTAAGATTTTCACTCGCAAGGGGGAAATATTCTAAAGCTTTTCTATAGTACTCTTCTTTACAAAGAGGATGATATTCTTGAATCATTTGATAGGACCACTTTTCTCCTCTCCTACCAGTTAGACCAGGACTTCCCCTACGAACATGGAGAAATATGCACCTTTCACGTCCACCAAGTTGATCAATAAAATCTTTACATGGATCATAGTAACATGCTCGGAACTGGAAATCTTCTCTTATAGAATTTTCAATATGCTTGAAATATCTTTCGGTTTGAAAATTACCAGAAAAATTAGTATTATCCTCACACTCATCAAAAATACTTTGGTTGAAATGCATGTCACGATATTCAACCTTATTGGTAAAAAATTTCTCCGAAATATTTTTTTCAAAATTTAAATTGTTGAGTTGAAAAGCCTCAAACAAACCATAGTTATCAAGACGATCTGCATCTGGGCCGGGAATTACCCAATCAAATCCCCTGTTGGCAGCAACACCACGGACAAAAGCATACTGAAACATTTGATTGCCTAGTCTGCCTTCATTTCCTAATCCCTGAAAAGAAATAGCCATTACTTACTCCAATCTTTAATAATCCAACGTTCGGGAACAATGTCAGAGGTGTCAAGATGTTCCATCGCTGATCCAAACCACTTTTCTGGATTCGGAGCAACTACTTTACCACGATCATTTTGCAACCATGCACCCCACCACGAAAATGATGAGTTCGCAATGATTCCGCCAGAACATAGACTCATCAAACACAGATCTACTTGAGGGAGAAGAGTGTTTTGCATTTTACCAGTGCCATCAATAGTCCTATATGAATATCTGCCGTTACTTTCATTGAATAAAAATCGATCTTGATTGAAGAAGTCTTTAGATTTGCACCACTCAAGATCATCAGTGAAAACAAAACAAGGAGTGTTATCGGGAAACTCTTTTAAAGCTTCTTCGAAAAAACTAATTGGCAGTATTGGGTGGTATTGTTCTCTTCCGATATTATCGCTTTGTCTAATATGAAGAAAAATAGGAGGACTGTCCAAAGAAGAAATATATTCTTCACAAGGGACCAGGTAGTCTTTTTTGAAAACAAAGTCTTCACGTATTTTATCCGCGATATGAATAAAATATTTTTCTGTCTGAAGGTACGCATCAATATTTACATTATCTTTTGTATAAAATAGACCCTCATCAAATGCATGTGTATTTTCAGTGACGGTCCTATGGTTTGAAATGCCTAGATTTTCTGATTTTACATGGGGAAGTTCAAAGGTTTCAAATAAACCATAGTTATCTCGGTGAGAAACATCTTCAGGAGGAATCAACCATTCATATCCATTGTATGCAGAAATGCCTCGCAACGAGGCATACTGAAACATCTGATTTCCCAGTCTACCGTTACTACCAAGGCGGTTATAACTAATCGTCAAAGATCAATCCTCCAATATTTCTCATGAATTTCAGTTTCGTTTACCACAAAAATAACTTTGTCATTATAAAGATCATACAAATAATCTTCATACTGTTTTATGACATCATCTATTTCTTGTACATATACAGTATACCCTTTTTTTAGCAAATCTTCAACTAATCGAAGTCTTGGACTTTCGACAACCATATCGGACCCTTTCTTGAAAGCAATACTTTCAATAAAGAATGGAAGATTATCTACGTTTTCTTCTACACAATAGTTTGCAATGAAGTCTGCGTGAGCGTCATTAAAGGTATCGGTGACATTGGGAAGACTATACTTAAGACCTAGGATATTAGCATAGTGTCCTAATGCACGGTTATCTCGGGGCAAACATGGACCACCGAAACCCAACCCGTAACGTAAATATTTAGGACCAATTCTAGAGTCGTCCCCAACTGCCTTCAATACATTAGAAATCTGATCACCACAACCAGCGGAATATAAAATTTGGCCCATCATGTTAGCATAACTAATTTTATATGTCAGAAAACAATTGACTCCGATTTTAGTAATTTCGGCAGCCGTACGAGACATGGGATAAAAACTGATGGGTACAGATTGAATACCATCATATATTGAAGATAGTTTTTCAAATCCTTCAGAGTCCGAACCACCACAAAGGATCATATCTGCAGTACGCATGTCATCAATGATGGATCCTTGAGCAATAAACTCTGGATTATAATATACTCTACATCCTCTACTTAAAAGTCTTTCTTGTACTGTATCACTATATCCAGGGTTTACGGTGCATCCTATTACAAAAATTTTGTCTTCAATAGAAGGAAAATCCAGAAGATCCTCCACTACAGATTCTACATATTGAACATCATAACTACCATCTTCTAATGATGGAGTTGGAACAAAAGTAAAAATAATATCAGAATTACGAATGACTTCTCTATTGTTAGTAGTTGCTCTTAGATTTTCAGATCGCATTAAAAGATCTTCAACTTCTGGTTCATTAGTATAAATTTCTTTATTAATTAAGTCTTTGATATAATTTTTGTTTATATCAGAAACAATTACATCGTGGCCAGATTCCTCACACAACAATGCAAAACAAATACCTAATCTACCAGCGCCAATAACTCCGATTTTCATCAATTGTCCTCAAATTTAAAAGTAGGAATCGGTTCCATCTTATGTTTATTATGAAGATTGAACTTACTGAGAGTGTTGATTGCAAAAGTTTGTTCTTCACTAAGTTGTTCTGGAGGGGTCTTCACTCCTTCTTCCATTGCCCACTCAAGCAATTGATATGAAGTCCCAATCTGATCTTCATCCGTTCTACCATCATCCCACAGTCCATCTGTAGGACTAGCATTAATAATGCGTTGATCTACACCAAAAAATTTACCAAGTTCCCACACCTCAGTCTTATACAAATCTGCAATTGGTGCGATATCCACACCACCATCACCATACTTAGTATAGAATCCCACTCCATAATCTTCAACTTTGTTACCAGTTCCCACTACAATACCATTTACAGAAGCAGCAATCTGATATAGGGTGACCATTCTAAATCTAGATCTTGTATTTGCTTGAGCAAGTTTATTCGTAGCAAACTCCAAACCAAGTTGAGATCCCACATTGGCCATAAAATTAGAATAACTTTCCCCAAGATCAATTTTAAGGGGAGTTACATTTTTATAATTATCGCACAGCCATTGGATATGTGCATCGGAAAGAGATTCTTGTTCTTGATTTTGTTTAATAGGCATACCAACTGCATAAACAGGCAATCCAGTCTTAGATGCCAAAGTGGAAACAACCGCAGAATCAATTCCACCAGAAACTCCAATAACTAAAGACTGGATATTATTATCATCACAATACTTACATAACCATGCAACAATTTTACATGTTAACTTCAATGGATCCTTAATTCGATTCATCTTTCCTTGTGGCTAAAATAACAGTGTTTTCATAGTCTTTACCAACATCAAAGGTATAATCTTCTTTGATCTTGTCTATGAAGTCATTATAATGGAAATCATTAAAATTGACAAGGTTGTAAATGATGTAAACATATTTGGAATTCTTGACCAACTTATCATAATATTCCATCTGAATATCTAGATCGCACTCAGATAAAGCATAGTTACTAATGAATAGATCAATATTTTCAATCTCTTCATACTCGGTACAAGGAATACACTTAATTTTATCTTTAATTTCTGGGAAACAATCTAAATATTTTTTCTGAAGTGCCGATACTTCTGGAAGATCGATAAGAATATATTCATCAAATTCACATACAGAACTCAGAACTTTACAAAGTCCTCCATATCCACCACCAACTTCAACAATTCTACTGACGGGATTGCCATCAAGCAGAAAAGACATTTCAAAAGTATTTTTAATGTATCTAAGAGTAGTAGGAGAAACCCAGCCTACCCCTGGATATAATTCTACAGTGGGTTTGCCAATAAAATCATTCTCCTTAAAAGAATCAAGATTCGATAAGAACGCTTCTTCATTCATATCAATACACATATTCATGTATTCTTGTCCCTGATGTTTTAAAACATGTTCTAAAATTGTAGTATACTTTGGATTTGATTTAAAAACTGAAAAAGATTCTTCGTTTTCTACAGCATCTTTACAGGCACTAAGATATTCATCAGCGATAGAATCTTCAGCTTGCCATCCTTTTCTTTCAGTGGTCATTGTCATAATGGATCAATCCTTTTACTTCTAAGTGGATCTATTTGTATTAGATAATTTTTATACATGTAATCTTCTGCGACTCTCATATGCAAAGCAATTTCAAAGTTTTCTTGAATTGCTTCTTTCTTAGATTCATAGTACTCTGGGGTCAATTTATCCCAAGGAATATTTTCCCAAGGACAACCTTCATTTAAGAAAATAATTCCATCTGGATTGAAATACTGTGCGACTCCAGCAGTACCATAATAAACGGGAATTGTACCACATGCAAAGCAATCAGTCAATTTCTCAGTAAAATAGGTAGGATAATTTGCATTTTCTACAGCAAATGAAAACATATAATCTCTAAGAGCTTTAGATTTTTCTTTGAGAGGAAGTTCCTGGGGGAGACCCCACCCGAACAAATCATCACCGCCAAATTTATGAAAATATTGTTCAACAACTTTAAGTCTACGTTGGTGGCCAACAGTATATCCTTTATTAGATGCAACCATTGAAACTAATTTAGACTTAGGATAGATGTCTCTATCCATAACCCAAGGAGCAGCATTACTAATACAATATAAGAATTTACCATCGGGACCAGCTTCATGTGTAAGTCTCTGATCGCAAGTAAATATACCATCTACTCGACTAGCAACAAAATCATAATTTTCCTCAATCCACTTATACTGATCTGGAATAATTTCTCTAGATTCCAATAACCAAATAAATTTTAGTTTGTCTGTAGGATCTTTTAATACCTCCAATGCGGCATGATTAACATAGAGATTTACAAATCCTTCTCCATTCCTGCACCATTTAGTATAAACAGATCTATTGTTTGCAGAAGTAGAAGGTTCTAAAGAATCATTACAAAACAAATTGATGGGGAACTTTTTATCAGGACTCAATACTGGAATATCAATTCCACCTGGAGTATTTTTAGCCAGTTCTATTGTTTTTAAAATTTCAGAATCCATATTCCTTCTTCATGCAATTAAATACTTTTTCAACTCCATCCTGAAGATTGGTTTTAGGCATCCACCAACCAAGGATGTAATTGTTGGCTTGATTTCTTTTGTCCATTTGAACACTATCTTTAGCAAGACCAGGAGAAATTTTTACTGGTTTGCCAATCATATTAAACTGTCCCTGAATGATGTCAGCAACTTCCTTGATAGTGTCTCCACGGAAAGAAGTAATGTGCAATGGATCTTCTGGTTTGAAATCAGTATAGGACTCCATAATAGTTTCTAAGGCTTCACAACAGTCCTCTGCATACAGAAACTGACGTTCTTCCGTACCGTCAGTCATCATCTCAAAATCACCTTGTTCAAATCCTTTACGAATAAAGTCAGTAATTACATGAGACTTTTCTGCATCATGTTCAATACCATAGACATTCCAGAAATGAACTGTAAGACCCCTAAGTGTTTGTGTATAAAGTTCCCCAACTCTTTTCATAACCCCATAAGGAGAGTAACTCATGTTACTCATTTGTGAAGAAGCAAATACAAATCTTTTGTTATACTTTTCAAGGAGACCAAAAGTATTCACCATTAACCTGGCATTGTTATTGATGAATTCGAATGTATGTTGATACTTCTTGAGGTAACGAGATCCACCAACATCAAATGCAAGAAAGAAAACAAAATCTGCGGTCTGAATTGCATTCTCAAGATATTGATTTGGAATTGTTGCTAGGTCATGATTATCATTATCTACCTTATCAAAGTCAATGACTACGTGTCCTTTACGACGCAGATAGTCCGAAAGGTAGGCTCCGATCTGCCCACTCGATCCAAGATTTAAAATTTTCATAAATCAAACCAAGCTAATTACATGTTTTGAGCCAAAGTTAACTAAACCAGTCCCACTCATATGACCAACTTCGGTAACATCAAGTTTAGGTTCTGAAATTGAATTCCACATATCTTCAACTTCTGGCCAAGCAGGGCCAATATCATCGAGGAGAATAATTCCTTTCCAATTTTTATCTTCAAGAAATTCCATCATTTCAACTTCTTGCACACCATCATGTGGATCAACATCAATCATGATCATTGAGACTTTATCCCAGTCCAGGGAATCATCTTCTCGAAAATCTTGAATTTTCCACTCAATATTATCTTTCTGAATTTGACTTGCACCTTGTTCAACTAGATCATAACTAATGACTTTGTTGGTAGGGTTATGTGAAAGAGCAAGAGCAGATCCACCAACTCTAGTTCCAACGTCAAGAATACACGACTCATTAAAGAATGTAGAAAGGTATGCATACAGACGATACTCACTTTGCCCTGCAGAAAGCCAATCGTTTGGGTTAAGTGATTGACTTTCTAGTGCAGATACATCCAGAGCAATTACATCATTCTTATTAATTTTAATTGTTTTTTTAGTTACCTTACGCATTGATCAGTTCCTTTACTTCAGTATTACTATTTGTACGAGAATTAATTTGTTCAGAGATCCAATTATAAGTCCTGCGGATACCCTCTTCTAAAGTCTGAGAATAATCCCAACCAAGTTCTCTACGAACTACGTCGTTGTTAGAGTTGCGACCACGAACTCCAAGAGGAGCATCAAGTTTATGTTTTCTATATACTTCCTTATTAGACACTCTTGCCGCAGTTTCTACAAGTTGATTGATAGTGACCATTTCTTCGGAACCAATATTTACGGGTCCAATAAAATTAGAATCCATCAGTCTGCGGGTTGCTTCGATGCATTCATCAATGTACAAGAAGGAACGAGTCTGCAAACCGTCTCCCCACACCTCTATGGTTCCGCCTTCCTCTGGAAGGTATGCTACTTTGCGGCAGATTGCTGCGGGTGCTTTTTCTCTACCACCTTCCCAGGTTCCCTCTGGTCCGAAAATATTATGATATCTAGCAACACGTACAGGGATGCCATAGTTACGATGATAAGCAAAGTAGAGACGTTCCGAGAACAATTTTTCCCAACCATATTCAGAATCTGGGTTGGCTGGATAAGCGGATTCTTCACGGCAATCTGGATTATCAGGATCTAGTTGATTATGTTCTGGATACATACATGCAGACCCAGAATAGAAAATTTTAGTAGAAGTAGTACCTAGTTTTTCATTTATATTACGTTGCAGTTCAAGAACATTCAGATTAATCTGAACTGAATTATGCATAATGTCTGCATCATTTTCGCCAGTAAAGACAAACCCAGCACCGCCCATATCAGCAGCAAACTGATATATTTCATCAAAGGGACGGCCTTCTTTATCAAGTAACATATTATGAACGACATCATAATGACGGAGATCTCCTCTGAAAAATTCGTCTGCTTCTGATGGAGAAAACTCTGGACGTTTTAGGTCTACACCACGGACCCAATACCCCTCAGATTTCAATCTTTTTACCATATGACTTCCAATAAAGCCACCTGCACCTAAAACCAATGCAGTTTTTTTAAATCCAGACATAAGAGATGAAAGAACTCAATTGTATTTTATTTATTCTACCAAAAAACGGTCATATTCGCAAGATCCGAACATACTATTCTTTTGGCCCTGCATCTAATGAACCCCCAGTGTTAACGATTCTTATACCATTAACACCTTGATACCAACCAGTAACGACATACTTAGTATTACTTGGAGGATTGCCTCTATGCAAATGTGTAAATGATCCAGGCCAAATTACAACTCTACCCGCCTTTGGTTTTACTCGCAGCCCCTGATAAATGAATTCGGTTTCGCCGGCTTCTTCAATATCATTTAAATAAACCATCCAAGCTAATACACGATCATTGACATTCCAATCAACATTCTCGGCGTGAAAAATATGATACCCTCCCCCAAGAGGTTCAGTTACCTGGAGGAGAGCAGCACTAGAAACAAAATTGAATGTAGATAAGTAAGGATAGTGAGAACAATAATTTAGAAGACAGGGTGTCAACGCATTCTCGTAAAGGGACTTTACGGAAGGAGCGTGAAAACCATCCAGAACGAGTTGCCTATCTTTGATCATAGAAGTAGTTCTATTGTAAATGAAACTACTATTATCTGCAATATCCATAAGATGTTTACAGAATTCTACAGGAACTACATTATTGTAAATTCCAACGAATTGATCTAGATGAAAATCTAGTTCTTGGTGTTCATCATTTTCCATACTACACTCCAGGCTCGCCACTTAGTTTTTACTGAACTAAGAAACAGGCGGGAGTTACCCCATCCGCACCACCAGTTTTTGAGAGAAACTGGAAACTCATTGAGGGGGGTTCCCGACCAGTGCTGTTAGAGTCCATCCGTGACTATTAATTTGTTTGTACCTCTGCCATAACAACCAAAAACAAAATAATTGAACGCTATACTGTATCTAGGTTCTTCAGATACAGAAGGTTCAACAAAATGTTTAAGGTGAGATGGCCACAGAAACAATTTACCAGTTGTTGTAGAAAACTTTTTTTGTTTAGCATTTATATTATCATGACTATTTACATTAAATTCCCAATCTAAGGTTGACCAATCTTTTCCACATTGAGCAAATGTGATATCCGAAGAATCGTTTGGTACATGCAAGTAAAACACCCCACTAAAATGTGAATTTGCATGATAATGTTCGTGAATATATTCCCCCCTACACACTCTATTTGCCCACGAAATAGTTCTTTTTACATTATGTTCTTCCCTACTAACATGTAGGACATCATGAACATAGACTTCCATTTCATGATTTATTCGCTCAGATAGTTCTAAAGTTTCTGGTCTTGATAATATATCAGTAGTATCATAATCCTTCATTCTAATGTAAGCACCATTAGGTCTATTAAACATATCTAAATTTTGTTCCCAACCAATGGAATCTAATAGATCTAATATATGTTTTATTTTCTTTGGACTTAAAATTATTTCACTTTCGTAAACGGGGGTTGGGAATAAACAATGTAAACTTGCCATAGGCTCCACCAGTACTGTTACAGACCATCCGTGTCTATCTATGAGATTCCTTTTCTAGACGCTCTAGTTCGTTCTCCAATTTATTCAATAGCCCCTCTCTGGTATAAGCACCAGTTTGTTGCTTACGATTTTCCATTTCCTTCTCAATTTTTTGAGTGATAGAGGCATGGCGACGGATTTCTCCACCCATCGACATTTGTTTTTTTGTTTGTTCCATACAGAACTGAAGTTGCATCAGTTCCATATCATCAAAATACATTAGGTTCTTCATCATCTTTTACATAACATGGGACACGATCTGGATCTAACCATTTAGTATATTCAAAGTCTTCTATGGCAGTCAGAAGTTGCATCTGGTTGTCAAGAAGATACATATCACGAAAACGTTTAGTCCAACTATCTGCTTTTTGAATACGATAATCGGGGAATCCGTTATCAAGAATTCCACACTCGACATAACGATATGGAAATCTTTCAAAAACAACTTTCATACTACCTCAACAGTTTCCAAATCACTAGAGATATACTCCATAAGAATTTCATAATCATCTAGAGGATCACCAGAAAATACAACCCCTTCATTTTCATAGAATCGACGAACTTTTCTGTAAAGTTTTGGATTCTTTACATCAAGGTAGAAATCGCCGTTCGAGGCATTCCGAAGAATTTGAATGTCTTTCTTGAATTTTGCTGTGAGCGTCATTGTTTTGAATGTTGACCTTGTTATTATAGGGTATTGACAGGAATCTGTCAAGTGCTCCTTGAGGGGATCGAACCCACCTCACATCGATTATGAGTCGATTGCTTTCACCAGATAGCTAAAGGAGCATGGTACGAGTGCCTGGATTCGAACCAGGTCAAAGCCGCTAATCTGGCGGAAAGAGTTTATAAGACTCCTCTGACTACCAAGTCTCACTCGCATGAAAATCACGCACCTTCTTCGTGATCGGTATGAATACGTATGAGTTCTTCATCCGAATCACTGGTCGGAGAATATGGAACGGCTATACCGTCTTCGATGATATCTTTGATTTGATCTTTATATGGAATTAAAACAACATCCTTTTTATCTGGAGTTGCAATATAAAAAGATTCTCCATTTTCAACTCTACTGAAGATTTCATCAAAGTTGCTTTCTAATTGTTCTAGAGTGATGTGTTCCATAGTTGTTATAAACTAATCGGAGTGGCAGGATTTGAACCTGCGACATCCTGCTCCCAAAGCAGGCGGTCTACCAAGCTGACCTACACCCCGTTTGTTGATTTTACTATTAGTGTTTTAGATAGGCAAGAAGTGTTTCTGGAGAAGAAAACTCATAAGGATCTTCTTCTGCATTTTCTTTTTTATTGTCTTCAACATGCCAAGAAGAAATTACACCGTCGTCAACAACACATGCATATCTCCAAGAGCGCACACCAAATCCCAAATTTTCTTTAAGGACATCCATTCCAGCCCACTTAGTAAATACTGCATTCCCATCGGGGATATATTTAACATTTTTAATTTTCAGTTCTTTAAACCAAGCATTCATTACAAATGAATCATTTACACTTAGACAATAGACTTCATCAATTCCAAGTTTTTTAAATTTAGAATATGATTTCTCATATCCAGGAAGTTGTTTTGATGTACAAGTAGGAGTAAAAGCTCCAGGCAAAGCAAACACAACTACTTTTTTTCCAGAAAAAATATCAGAAACATTTTTTGTTATCCATTCTCCATCTTCCCTGTAATTCCAAGAAATCCAACTAGGAATAATTCTAATGTTTGTAATAGGACTAGGCATCGTGAATAGGATAATAATAGTTTATATATGTTCTTCAAGAGAAGAACGGAAAGGGTAGGATTCGAACCAACGGATGCTTTCACATCGGCAGTTTTCAAGACTGCTGCCTTAAACCACTCGGCCACCTTTCCAATACCAGTAATCATAGGACATCTAATAAAAATTGTCAAGGATCACTTAAAGGATGTCCATTACGCCAACGACTTGTATCTGGAGGATCACACTTTGCATCCCAAGATCGTACTAAAAGTTTTGTGAACAGTTCCATTTTGTCTGGATGAACTGCTGCTGGATTTTGATTGATTTGTTCCTTAAGTGCCACTAATTCATTCCATTCTTCATCTGTAAGCGCCGATTGTTCGGAGTTTGGGGAATGAGTCATTAACGCACCTCGAAATCTAGTTTACGGACCTTTCTTTTTTTTCGGTCTTCTTGGTATTTTAGGTCATCTTTTGTCAGGATATCCTGATTTTTTAAATTTTCTTCACATTTTATTAGAATAACTTTGCTAAGGTCCACAGCTACAACAGTATCATTAACCACTTGCATCATATTAGGACACCCACAACACTGGGGTTTAGAACTACTTGTTAGTTCTTTATTGCAAACTTTACATCTTACGGTAAACATTTTTTCAGGCCGTTAAATTTAGTGTTAATGATAATCTGGGTTCTGGAGCTTCTAATACAGCGTGTTGGGTATTTGATGGAAGGACAATGATATCCCCTGGGCCAATTTTTTGAACGGCATCCCCAATTAACCAAGTGCATACACCGTAAATTGGCTTTATAATTACATGATATTCGTGACTATGAGGCGGGAAACTAACTCTAGAGTTAGTATTTCCCTTCCCAATGTAGAAATTAGAAACAGTTCTAGACCCTTTGACTGCAAAGATTTTATCATCTAATTCTCTAAGTTCAGAGGTAACATCCATAATATCTGTAATGTGGGAAGTAAATCCCAAATCATAAAGATGTTTCCATTTTATAAAATCCAAATAACCATCATTGGTATAGAATTCTACAGATCCTCTACCACATGCGTTAATAGTCTCAACTACTCCTCTGGGCCATCGATAACGAATTTGAAGAAGATCTAATACTTTTTCTTCATCTAAGGAAATTGTATGATTTCCTATTATTTCTGATAAAGTATATAGATACGTTTCATCATTAATACTTTGTATTTCCATATTTTATTCTAAAAATAAATGGGCGATACTGGAATCGAACCAGTGACTTACCACTTGTAAGGAGGCCACTCTACCGCTGAGTTAATCGCCCAAGAAAAAGTTCTCTATTGTTTATACAATAAATTATGATAGTAAAGAACTTCTGGATTTTCCAGATCTTTACAACGAGGATAAAAGATACCGTCCTTGTAACAAGAAGCTTCTGGATTGGGTTTATTATATTTTACCACATTTGTGGGATAATCCCTAATGTTGCAAAGTTCTCCCTGACGATACACAAAGTTATCAATACACAGAGCCCCAGCAAATGGTGCCAGGAACTTTAACATTTCAAGTGTATACATTAACTTTACTGAGTGTATAAGAACCATCACCATTATCTACCCAGTTTACTTCATCACCCTCTTTCAGTTTTGCTGCTTTTAGCAAATCATCGGGGAAAGAAACATAGTAGTCATCGTGAACTTGTTCGACAGGTAAGACCCATTTCTTTTTAGAGACTTCAGGTGTCCATTCATATCCACCAGCCTCACTTACTTCTTTCGTTAGGGCATCTAGTTCTGCTCGCTTATTATAATACTCCGCCTCACGCAAATTATATTCACGACACTTTTCTTTCTCTTCGTCCGATGCTGCCTTATCACACATCGCATTCAGTTCTTCTTCAGTATACTTCATTGCTTCTATATCACTATGCCCCCAAGGAGGCATACAATGATCAATTGGCCATTTTTCTCCAGTTGCAGTATAATCAAATATAGGTGATCCAAGTTTAGTCAACAACTTACTAGATTCATCAGCATATTTTTTATGATGATAATAGTTATCACGAACAACACTTACGATGCAATCATAAATCTCATCCGATGTTGCATCACCAGAAGTTGCATCATGCATCCAATTCTCAAGTTGTTCGAGTGAATACTTTTTGTAATCAAAAGACATGATCATTCACCTAAAGAAAATTTAGAGAGGTTTTGGGTAGTTGTGACTTGACTGTCAATTTTATTATAGATCTCATACAACTCATTTGTCAAGCCTACATTTTCTTCTTCTAGTTTTGAAACTTTTTCTCGCAAATAATCTACAGATTTATACAAATCATCTATCGATTCAATCAAAGAATGGCTCGCATACTGTTCATCAAGGCAATAAATTTTATAATGCATAAGAGGATCTTTTTCGTATGGAAACAGTTTATTGAAAACTTTTACTATTTTTAGTGACATTAGGTCCCAGTAGTAACGGAAATTCATTTTAGTCTAACTCTCTACGATACTATTCTTTTGTTTTTTGATTGCTCAGAATCAAATGTCGTCCACTTTGCTATACTAAGACACATCAATATCGTATCTTGTTCACGACGATACAACTCCCAGTTTTTTTTGACCATAGCATTATACCTTCGTTGATAGGCACAACACCAGACATCACGAAAGATTTTGTCCTTCTCAGTCACAGGTTTCGTCACTCCACCAATAACTCAGTTTATCACCAACGGCAGAAATATTCAAGTGGTAGGTTTTGCCGTCTTGAGTATAGACACCGACCCACAGACTGCGTTCGTTCATACTTTCCAGGTGAAACATCTTCACATCTTCTAGCACAATCTCATCTGGATTTTGTTCTGGAGTTTTTACATCCCACGATCCTCCAACACCTCCATCCATGTTGACAACAATATCCTGATCCATAAGTTCTCGGATTTTCTCCTTTCCGTATTGTGTGAGTTCTTGTTTCTTACTACGAAGTTCATCAACTTCTTCTTGAGTCAGATTGACCCAGGGCATATCATCTTGTGTCATACTTTTTTTACATAATGAAGGAACAACTGAGTGTAAGTCTGCCCTTTATATGGAGTTCTCCAATGTGTTACCTCAGTGCCAGAGTAAAGAACTCCCTCACCTGGATTTATCTGACTACGAATAATTTTACCAGTTTTATCGCGCAAACACAAGTCCCATGGATTATCTTGTGAAATATTTACACTAACGGATATCTCACAAGCTTCACGATCTTTATGTGCTACCATATAAGATTTGTGATAGTATTGAGTACAGAACCAATAAGTAGGTTGTAAAGGAGTTTGCAAATATATTTCTAAAAAATAATGCATTTGATTGAATATATCCTTAGCGCATGGAGGGCAGTACACCATTTTAACGGCACCTCGAGCTGGATCCTGTTCTATGGGATCTTTATCAAACTCCTCTTTCTGCAACCTCATGTGAAGATTTGCAGTATCTTCTAGAGATAGAATTCCTGGTATAAAATCATATCCGTAGACTTCAAAATCACTCATAACCAACCTGCAAAACTAAAGATATAAGAAAGCCCCCACTCTAATGTATGAGGCGGTAGTTCATCAATATGCTCAAATGCAAGGCGTCGGGCGTGTAGAATACGTTCCTTACCAATCGCAAGTAGATTGGCTTTGGAACCTTTAAGAAACTCATTAAAATCTTCTTGATTGTTTTGCTTTTGACCTGAAATATACAATCGTCTCATTTCAGTCATCAGTTCTTTTGTTTCGG